ATGAGGCGCGCCGAGATGCTGTTGCTGAAGAGCCTGGCTGAGACACTGATGGCCGACCGGGACAACCGCCACGACGACTTGCAGGCGACCATGCGGCTGGCGCACCTGAGTTCGCCGGAGATGATCCTGTACATGGTCAACCGGGTGCTCGAGCTCGAAGAGAGCATCGAGCGGATCGCCGCGGTTCTCCAGAAACTCTCTGCGGACGAGCCGATGCCCCTAGAGGAAACGCCGCCCGAACCAGCCTTCGAACCGGCCCTGCAGTCCCGCGCCACCGAGACCGCGGAAACCTAGCGGCGGGCAGGCCGCTACACCAGCACCTGGCGAGTGCTGGCGATCAGCGCATGCACCTGTCGCTCCACCTGCTCCGCCACCGGCACTTCGGGCCCCCGCCCCTCCGGGCAGGGCAGGTTCGGCGTGGTGCCGAACAGCCGGCAGATCAGCGGACGTTCCTCATAGGCCTCGCAGCCGTTCGGTCCGAGATGGACGCAGTTCCACTCGGCCAGGGCGGCGTCGTGTTCGGCCTCGCTCTTCACCGGCAGGCGGGCCATCTCTTCCGACGAGGCGGTAACCGGCCCGCAGCAATCGTGGCAGCCGGGCTTGCAGGCGAAGCCCGGTATCTGCAGGCGTAATTGGTCTATCTGGCGACCGATGCAACTCATGGGAAATCTCCTCGGCGGGGGAAGGATTGTACAGCGCGGACCGGAGCATTCCGAAAGTACCGGTAAGGATGCTCTCCAGCGAGCCGAATCGACCTGTTCAACCTGCGCTCTCTCCGTTCCCGGCCAGGGAAACAGCCCGGCTCCCTGTCCGCCCGCCCGTCCACGGCTATCTGCCGTCACGCCGCTCCCGAGCGCGGTAGCCCCGAGACCGCACAGGGGCGGAACGACGTGGCATAATCCGGCGATCACCTTTCGGCGACCTATCGGCAGGGCCCGGGAAGACCCGGGCCTCGGGAAAAACAATGACCTACGTTCTCTACGGCATCAAAGCCTGGGACGCACGATAGAATTTGTTTTTCCCTATATGCATCAAGTAGTTATGACGAAAAATACCATCAAAAATCACTTCGTTTGAGAACATCCGCAAGCCAACAGAATCAAATGCTTACGGTAGCGTTTTGGAGGAAAAAAAGACCAAATCAGCGCTCTGCCTCGTAGACCGCCACGCCCCTCCCCACCGGAATCCACTTCTCCTCCGGATCACCTGGCCGACAGATGGCCACCTCTACCTCGGTGCTCTTCCCTTCTGCCGGCTCAGCCGGACGAATGGCAGCATGCCGCAGCAAGTTATCCATGCCAGGCACGAACGTGCTCTCGGAGCAATGGAACGACCAAACCCCCGCCCGATTCGCATCGTTCACTTTCCGATCAAGCTTCAGCGTCCATCCTTTCTTGAGTCGAACAACCAGCACGGCAACGCTCCACTTCATCCAAAATGCATAGTCTACCTTTACCAGCATCGTTACCACTAACCCTGATTTCGGTGGATTCGAGTTCTACGTTGAAGCTGGACAGCAGTTCGACGAATCAGCATATGAAGAAGCATACGGCGTTAGCGTTCCTTCCTCCGTGGTCGAGGAAATGAACGCTAAAGCGGCGCAGTTGAAAGACGGCGAGTGGCTTAATGTCTCGCATGAAGCCTGACGCCTCCAACCACAATCCAGACCCGCGCTACCTGCGCGGGCTGTACGAGCGAGCCGGCCTGAAGCAGGAAGAAGCTGCCAGGCGGATCGGAATCACCGCCCGCGCGCTGAGGAATTACGTCAGCGAGACTGCCGGTAGAGAGGCACCCTACCCCGTACAATTCGCGCTGGAGTGCCTGGCTAACGAGAGTTAGCCGGCACCGTGGACGACGCATCCGGCAGAGGATACCTGGCCTTGATCTCCTCGACCTTTGCGATCCAGGCAGAGTAGTCCGGCTCGGTACCCGCCTTGACCGCATCGAATTCAGCCTCGGTCTTGAGCGGGTCACTCTCCAGGCGGTAGGCATTTGCCCGCGCCACGGCTGCGGCATCGTACTCAGCCTGCCAGCGTTCTTGCGCCTGCTGTTCAGCGGTCTTTACCTTGCTCCAGTCGATCATCGCGGTAACTCCACAGGTCCATCGGTATCGATCAGCAACGGTTCAGGGAAGCGAGCGGCGGCACTTGCATCATCAGCCAGCGGGAACCGCAGGCTCAGTTCCAGCCGGTCGGCACGTCGCACTGCGGGACCGGCGAACCACTCTGATCCAATCGCCTCAGCCGGCAGTTCACCGCCCTCCGGTAGCGGTGTGAAGTCGAACGGCTGACCGTTCACGGTGAGCACATCGCCAGTCCTGCTCAGCGACAGGTGCTCGTTGCTGCCTGGCAGTGGTGCGTACGGTGACAACTTGATGATCATCAGAACCATCTCCCTACCAAAGTGAAAATCAAACGATTGGTGGCCAGTGCGTCCTGAAGGATGAAGAACAATGTCGAGCCGTTTGCATAGGCAACTTTCAGCCCGTTTGCCACAGAAGGGTTGCTCGCATGCGACGCCCAACTCACGCTGACACCGGTGGTCCAATTACCCAGAAATGCAGCCGGCAGGGGCAGTGATATAGACGTATTTGGCTGCTGACTACCATCACCCAACAACGTGACTATGCATATTTGCGTTCCATCAGCGAACCTCACGAACTCACCATTCGCGTTGCTGCCGCGTTGGATTACTGCCCCGGTAGGCGCTCCGCTCGACTGCGAAACAGCGCCGAGAATACTGTCTCGCGAGTACAAAGCCCCAGTTGATCCAAGGGCGCTACGAACTGCAGCGCTCCCAAGCCCAAGGGATGTGCGAGCGCCAGCAGCGGTTGCAGCGCCAGTGCCACCTTGGGCAATTGGCACCGTGTCTCCGTCGGCGAACTCGCGGAGACTGCCGTAGCCGTTTCCGTCGTTCTGCAACTTCGTCGGTCGTACATCAGCCATTGAAAAGCACCTGCAGGTTGAGAGTTGCGCCGCCGGCGGTGTACGCCGGCAGTTGGCCGTCTGGGTTCATGGCGAGCCGCAACATGGAGCCGTCGGCGAGATACCCAGGGACAGCCGCTGGGATGCGGACGTTCATCGGGTATGCCACCACGACGCCCGCGCCGTTGGTGACGAACTGGTCGTAGCCGGTGCTGCGCCGGACGAAGTAGATCGCGTTCGGCTCCAGCGCGGCAGGCAGTTGCGCGACGACCTTGTGGGTCTGGAGGACGGCCATTTACCAGGCCGCCCCGTTCCACTCCGCCGGAATCGGCTGCCCGCCGAACCGAACCAGGCCGCCATCCTCGCTGAACTTGTCGAGCGTCGACTTGTTCGCGTGCGTGTGCGCCTGGGAAACGGCAGTGTCGATCTGCGCCGGCGTCGAGGTCGGCCGCCCGTTGATCGCGTCCCAGTTGAGCTCGACGTCCATCGACTCATACTCGGCCACCTTCAGCCACGCGCTGGTCGCCGGGTTCCAGGCGTACAGCGCAGCGCCGGATTCGACTGTCGGGTCGGCGGAAGCGTCTTGAACCAGAACGAATATCGCCGACTCCGGCTCCAGAGCGTCGCGCGCGGCGATATCCGCAACGAACAGGATCGGCGCGCCGGTGCCGGGCAAGCTGGCCAACGCCTCGTTGATCAGCGCGTTGATCATCGCGCTGTTGCCGATCGAGTGCGCGACTCCCGCGCTGTTCGTCAGGTAGGACTCCGAGTAGCTGCCGTTCTCGACGAAGTAGAAACTGTCCGGCTGCAGCGTGCCGGGCAGCGTCGCAACCTTGAAAAATTGAATCTGAGCCATGTTCACCACTCGCTTTGTGCCCACTGGGCGCCATCTACGCCGTCCCTGCCGGGCGGCCCCTGATCACCAGCCACAACGACCAGCACATCGGCCGGCGGCGTCACGGTGACCGCGTATTCCTGCATCTCGCTGAGCACCAGCGGCTCGCAATCAACCTCGATCGCCAGCGCCCATGGCTCGGCGGTGTCATCCATCGCACCCTCCCCCACGGCTCACAGTGATCGGTCCGCTGTAGTAGCGGTGGACCGTGCCATCCGGATAGGTCACGTCCACGTCGTAGACCGCCGACGACCATGCCAACGCCGCGGTATCGGAGGCCGATATCTCCCGCGAGATCGTTCCGGCGCCAGCGATCTCAAGGCCGGAGCCGAGCGCCAGCGTCAGCAGCACCGTCCCGCCTGGCACATCGCGGATCTGCATCCGTACCTCGGCGCCAGCCAGGTCAACGGGGGGCTGGTAGATCAATTGCCCGCCCACAGGCGCCAGCCCAACGGCTGAAAGCAGGTTGATCTCGACGGTGTTGTCGTCGATGGACGCGACCCGGTGAGGCAGTTGCCGGAGGCGCGCGCGGTTCAGCTCGGGCATGCCCTGGACACCATCGATCCAGGCCAGCCACGTGCCAGGCAATCCGTGCCCAGGGATGGTCAGCCGGACGGGAGCGGTCGGCGCGATCTGGGTGATCGGCCGGTAGACAAGGCTCGGTTGCATGATCCGCATCGTGTCGCGGAACGTCGCCCCGCGCTCCACGCGCAGGGGTACACAGGCCGGCGTCATGCGGCTTCTCCTTGAAGTAGTAGAAGGGGCTAAACCCAACTGGTCAGGTACTGGATGCACTCCGGGCCGCGAGAGAGCTCTCCGGTGATCGGGTTGCAACTGGCTCGTACCCAACGGTCTGCCGGCTCCCAGAAAAAGCCGCGCCGGTACTCATGCGCAGGCTTGCTCTTTGTCAGGGTGTCGGTAACCGTTCCAGAGGTCACGCCGCCAAGGTGCACGGCCGGCCCCTGGCGAACGCTGACGGTCGTTGTGGTCTGCCCCTCGGGATAGTCGAACGGATCGCGGATGTGGCAGATGGCTGCGCTGTTGTTGCTCAACGCGGCGAGCCACACCTGATGCTGGTCCTGGTTGGCCAGCATGTTCTCGCCGTTCACCAGCCACTGGTAGGTCACAACGGTGTTGACGATATGCATGCCTGGGGGGAATGTCGTCGTCGGCGGGGTGACCACCGGCCCACCCGTATGGCCTGGGTCGGTATAGGTCGTGACGTCATCCGGCTCCCCCGTACACTTCACCGTCCGAGTGATATGCAGTCCTGTCCCTGGGATGTAGATCGCCTCGAACTGCTCGGTCAGCACGGCGCTGTCGACAATTGATCCGGAGCCGCTCAACAGCGCAACCTCGCTGCTTCGCTCCGTCGCTGTTCGCGTCGTCACGCCTGGCTCGTTGCGGTACTCCTTCAGCGCATAGTGGCGTCGGTTGTAGCGCGCGGTATGGATGTTTCCCTGAGCGTCATACCAGGCGGTCAGCAACCCGGAGGTCTGGTTCCACTCCTCTCGATAGAGCGTAGTTTCGATGGGATCCCCCGGCTGACTGCTCTCGTCGGTCACCTGATGAACCGGATTACCGAGCGCGGCCTGGCGATTCTCGATCACGTCTATTGTGACCGTCTGACTGTGATCCGCCTCTGGATCTCGGATATCCGGGGCAATGGTCACCTCGACGAGACCATACAACCCCTGAGGGGCTCCAGACGGGGAAGAACCGCTGACCACTGACGTGCCGGGCGGGGGCTCAATCTGCTGCATCCCGTCGCCCTGTGTCACCACCACGCCAAGCAGCAACCGATTTCGATAGACCCCCAGCAGCTTCAGGTAATCCAGCTTGACGCTATCACCAAAGAACCAGTAGTCGACGTTGCTTCCGAGCAGATTTTTTACCGCACACTCCGGCTGTCCCGCGCCCTGCCCAACATCCTCAAGCGTTATCTCCTTCCGAAGGGAGTGGACCGTTCCGCCCTTGGTCCAAAAATCGAGGTAGTAGCTGCCCTGCTCCACATTGAGGTAGATATCCACATACAGCGGGCGGCGCGGCTCCTCGTCGCTAGCCCACCAGAGAGGGAGCCCCCTGTACGGGGCTTCGCCAGTGTAGGACTGCCCCTCGGCCGAGGTCGTCGCGCCGCCGTAGTACAACTGATAGTCGTAGTTGCCTCCGCCTCGGAGGATAGTGCGCCCCCACCACTTCCCGCCCTGCTCCTCAACCTGAGGGTCGTCCTGGTCAGGTAGGCCCATGTCAAACAAATGCGTGTGATTCATCGGCCATGTGCCGTAGTACGCGATAGCTGGCCGCGTCGCCCCGTTCGGCAGGGTGACGTGGCCGACCAGTTCATTGTTCGGCTGCCGGATCTTTCCGTGCCACGGCCAGCCCATGCGAACGACCTCGCCGTCCCAGGGCATCAGTTGGTTCATGCCTTGAACTCCATACGGCCGATATTCTCGCCGCCATCCTGCATCTCGAAGCTGGTGACGCGCTTGAACACAACGACGACCAAGCCATCGGTACTCACGATCTCTTCATCGGCCACCGTGCGCTTCGACTTGTCGGTTTCGGCCAACGGCCAGGACACACCGCCCCCGCCGATCTGCTTGCCTGCGGGGTTGTAGTCGGCCCTGCCGCGCGCAGCATCCAGAGCCCCGCGCGGATCGATTTTCCGCAGCGACCGCGCCTGGCGCTCCGGCTCGATCAGCCGGTTGAGCGCCGCAGTCAGGCCTTGGTCACCGCGGCGCTCCGCTTCGACCCGCTGGCCGCCGGCGCGGCGGATCGCTTCGTTCCTCGCGCCGATGCCGCGGCGCTCATCTGATAGAGCCATGCGCTATCTCCTACGCGTTCGGCACATCGCTGAACACAAGCATCGACAGAGTGAGTTCGTCAGCATCGAAATAGACGCGCGCCCACACTTCGCCGTTGAGGTCATTTGCATTGATCAAGAATCCATACGACTCCTGAACAGCCCACTGCCTGGTTGTGCCAACGATCGACATCCCTCCGGGCAATTCACCGGACGTAACTCTGATCTGCAGTTGCTGCCCGCTCGGACCCGCGGTCCTGATATTCAGGTCGAACTGTCGGGATGTGCTGGGATCGATTCCAATTGCGGCAGTGCCGAGCTCGGGAATCGCGAACAGACGGGCCTCAACAAATGAGTGTTGGGGCTCGAGAAGGAACTGGCCGTCGGTGTTGACATGCAGCACCTCGCTCGGAGCGCTGCCACCGCCACTACCCAGTTTCACCCAATCGGCACCGCTCGCGGTGCCCTTCGCAAGGTATAGCGCGCCGTTGTTCGTGTTCACGTAGTGAGCACCGATGCTTGGTGGCGGATCGAGCGGCTCCCCGGCGCCAGACAGGACGTGCGTAACAGTTGCCATCAGTTGTTCTCCATGATCAGGTTGTTGCCGGCGTCGTCGACCAGCGTTGCGCCGGTTTCGTCGACAAGGGTGCCGCCAGACGCCCCGGACTCCAGAGCCTGGATGCGCGCCTGGAGCGTCATGAGGTCGCCAGCGGTTACTGCGGCGTAGATTGCTGTTCCCGCCGGCCAGTTGCCGGCGGCGGTGGCCTCCTGGGCGCGCTCGATCGTCACCACCCCACCAGCGCGCGCGGTTGCTTTCACGATCTCATGCTGAGCGCCGGCATCATCCGCCAGCGTCAGCAGCACCCAGTTACCGCCAGAGAGCGGCAGCAGCGCGGCGGCAGCATCCGGCACCGTCAGGCTCAATTCGCCAGGCGAAAGGCCGGCGCTCAGCGTCGTCTTCCAGTTGTTGATCCAGGCTCTCGCCATCGCTACATCTCCAGTACGTCATCAGGCACGGATACCCGGTAGGTGGCCGCGATCTCCGGCGCATGCTCGTCCCGGTAGGTCTCCGGAATGTCGTTTGCGGTCAACGAGAAGCGCCGCGGGAACAACTCAGCGCCGGGATCGCGGTTGCTCCAGTTGCCTGCGAAACCATCCGCCTCATCGTCATACGCGGGACTGCCGTTGCGTCCTCCAAGCTGCGTCGAGAGCTGCCCCCCGCCCGACGGTGGGCTGACGGGATCGGACGAGCCAGCAGGAGGAACAAGGGGGTCTGCTGCGCCGCCCCCGCCTCGCATCACCGCGATAGAGATCGTGGTCAGGGCGCTACCGGATCCGAGGTCGAGCCGGTCGACAATGCGGCGACACTTGCCCACCGCACGCGCGCCCTGATCATCGAGGCGGAGCGTATGTACAAGATCGATCGGCAGGACCATGGACGTCGGCACATCCCAGGTCACGGTCGTGCCGCGGTGCGCAGCAATGAGCGTCGTGGCGCCCTGGGCCAACAAGCAGTTCAGCGCGGACAAACGCCGGTTGCCATCCTTCTCGTCGTCGTGGCCGGTGCTGCCGCCGGTGATCGGGTCGCTTTCCCAGCGCTCGGCCTTGTCCGACTCGATCTCGAACGAGGCACGCTGCCGACCGACAATCGGACCTGTCGCCGCCACGCTCGGCTGAACTTCCATGACCAGCCGGTAGCGCTCGGTTACGGACTGCACCCATCGCCGGCCAGCAATCCAATTTCCGCCGAGCAGCAGCTCGGTGAAGTTGTTGACCCATGCCGCCGGCGGATTGCAGTAGACGCCCGTGGGCGGCAGTGGATACCAGGTCGCATAGAACAACGTCTGACCGCTGCTCTCGGTCGCCGAGGTGATCATCTCGACATCTGGCAACTCGGTGTCGTCGCCGCGCCAGTTGCAAAACCCTGCCTCGCCAACAGCGTTACCCGTGCCGGGGTGCTGCCAACCATACGAGGCGTTCAACTGCCATAGCCGGCTGAATCGGTAGTCGCACTCGATCTCGACCCTGTTCGTCTGCGAGCTCAGGTCGGCCAACTCGACCGCAAGCGATCCGTATACCGTAGAGCCTTGGCCGAACTCGTAGGCAGGCGCCACCGAAAGCCATGACGTGACGCGGAGAGCACCATATGGCGAACAGTCCAAGCTCCCGGTTACGCTGGTCAAACGCTCCTGGGCGTAGTCCCACCGCGAGCGTCCATCGACCGGCTCGAACACATCTGCGGACCAGGCGCCGCCGACCAAGGCGTCGACGGCCGCAATCTCCATGGCCTCTACACGCTGCTGCAATTGGTCCGTGCAACTGACGTCCAGGACGCGCCGAACAGGATTCCAGGCTGGCTGTGTAACTCTCCCCGTAAACCGTCGCCCCTGACTCAGTTCACCCGCGGTCTCCGTTGCGTAGTCGATGGTTACGGTTCGACCGATCCAGTCCGTAGGGACAACAGGCCCGTCGCCGAGATAGATCGAAAAGGACGCGACGCCAGCCGCCCCCTCTTCACGATCGACCTCGATCTCCCCGGTCAGGAGCGGCGTAACGTCGTCATCGCCGACGCGCACGATTGGGCGCCATGTGAAAGCGTAGCCAGGGATGATCGGCTCAGGACCAGGCACAGCGGAGTGAGCGGCCGAGTTCAGCGCAGCGCTATTGAGCGGTCCACCGTTGAGCATCAGATTTCCTCAGCGACAATTTGCCAGGTCCGGCTGTTGTTCGAAGAATCAAGCGCTTCAGGAGGGACCGACGCGAAGACGTGGAACAGCGGCCACCACTCGACGCGGTAGAGTTGCGCGCCTGGGATCTCCGACACGGTTACCACCTGGCCGGCGGACGACACGTCCGTTCTGACCCACTCACGGCCGACCAGCGCCAGCCCCCACGGACTGGCATCGGGGCGAACCTCTCCAGGGATTGTGAATACTCGATCGGCTGCAGTACGGCCGGAAATGCCAAGCGACGCATTGCATCGCAGCTCCAACGGGTTGTCGAAGTCGAGTCCAAGCATCCCCGTGCCGATCCATCCTGAACCGCTGATGGTGATTGCCGTCTTGCGCCAGTGCGTCATCTGTACTGCCGCACCTCCGCTGAGCCTCAATCGCTCGACGCCGCCATCTACAGCCTGGTACTGACACTGCGGGGCGCCGCCGTGTATCACGATCGGTACGCCCCCTAGCATCACGTTCGGAATGATCATTCCCAACTCCATAAAAAAAGCCCGCGCGAGGCGGGCTTGGTCATTTTGGGCGCGTCCGCCCGAACTTCGAGGCGGCCTTGCGTATATCTCGGAGCGTGTCGTGTGTCCCGAAAACGGTGAAACCGGCATCGTCTCCACCCAGGTTGAGGGTCAGCGATCCCAGGTTTTGCATGGCTGCCGGCGGATTCGCCTGCTGAAGCGCCGCAGTCGGAATCTCGGGTATCTCGGGGAGAGTTCGTTGATACCTCTGCGACATCTGCAGCGACTGCACCGCGTTGAAGATGCGCTCTCCTCCGCGCATCATCATCAACTCCGGCCCACGCTCCCCAACCCACGCCATACCAGGGGGAGCGCTCTGCGTACCAGTGGCAAACCCGGGTATCTTGGGGGTGATGCTGGGCACGCCAGGCAAGCCCATCTCCGGAGGCGGAACCAGCGTGATAGGTATCACGAGTTGCTCAGCCAGGCCGGCGGCGATGTCGGCGACCTGTTGCTTCAAGGTCTCCGCGCTTTCGAAGTCCATTCCGAACGACACCTCGACGTTTTGCACAGCCTTGATGCGCTCCTCGAGGTCGGCCAGGTTCAGGCGGTTGACGTCATCCGCAGCTTTGGCATTACCAGCCTCGACCTCTGCGGCCTTGTTGGCGATGCGCTCCACCTCCTTGGCCACGCCTTCGAAGCCGTAGCTGTTCGCGCCAGCGTCCTTCAGTTGCTGAAGGATCTGCAGCGCGCGGCGCGCCTCCTCGATCGCCTTTTGGTTGTTGCCGGCGGTCAGCGCGTTGCGAGCCGAGGCCTGGGCCGCAGTGGCATCACCGAAGGTCTGCGTTCCGGATGTGGGCGTCGCCTGGATGCCCTTCACCAGGTCGGCAAACTCCTTACGGACATCTGCCTGGCGCGATAGCGCGTCGTTGAGGTTCTTGGTGGACTGTTCAAGGAGGGCCTTGGTCCGAACAACCTCAGACTGGAGATCGGCGACGTTCTGTTCCCGAGCCCGCTTCAGGGCATCGTTCTGGCGCTTCACGATCTGCTCTTGACGCGCCTTCTCGGCGGCGAGGGTGGCCGTGAGGCTGCCCTCGCCCTTTTTCACCAGCGTAGTCGCCGTGTTGATCGACTTGGCAACATCGTTCAACTGGTTCGCAACCCAATCGACGATGCCTGTATTCTTCGCTCTGCGCCCCCAATATTTCTGGGTTTCGGAAAAGATCCGGTTCAGCCCCGCACCAATCTCGGGGGCAAACGACGCCATCTCCTCGCGGAGCTTCGGCAACTCCTTCCGCAGCGCGATAACGATCTGCTCCGAGGTCAGTTCACCGGCGGCAGCCATCTCGCGAAGCCGACCGACAGTCACCCCGAAGGAGTCCGCCAGAGCGCCAGCAATTCGATCCGAGGACTCCAGAACGGTATTGAACTCTTCGCCCCGCAGGACGCCACTGGCAATAGCCTGGGAGAACTGGGTAATGACCGACGCCGACTCCTCGGCAGAGGCTCCACCGATTTTCAGGCCAAGGGATACCGCCTCTACGGTTTCGAGGGCGGCTCGCTGATCCATGCCCACATCCCGAAGCGGGCGCTGCAACCGCGAATAAAGGCCGATGAGGTCGCCGACGTCGCCCTGAACATCATCCGCGATACGGTCGAGTTCGACTTGCGCAGTGTTGAATTCTTCCTGCGAGCGGGTCGCCAGGCGAAGCCGGGAATCGAGCCGGCCAACAGTGTCAGCCCCGTTCGCTAGCTTCGCCGTTGCAGCGCCTACTGCGGCGGCGAGACCCGCAACCGCCAGCGCTGGACCGCTCCCGCGGAGAGAGCCGATGCTCGACAGCCGCGAGCCGGCGCCAAGCGAGTTGAGTTCGCTCTTGGTCTCCGCGATCTGCTTTTTGAGCGCCCGCTGCGCAACGGCAAGTTCCCTTGTGGACAGCGTTCCGCTCGACCGAAGCAAGCGATATTGCTGGTTCAACTGCCCGATAGCAGCCTGCAGTTCGCGCACCCTGGCGACTCCCAGGGAGCTACGCGCTTGCTCCAAGTTGAAGCGGCGCTGCTCTATCGCGCTCTGCTTGATCGCTGCGGCCTGTTGCCGGAGGCTGGTGGTGGCCGCATCATTCCGGCCCGCCTGGAGGTTTCGATCCAGCTCCCGCTGGAGCCGCTGCCGTTCGGATGTCAGGCTCCTCGTATCCAGCCCGGCCTGCTTCAACTCCCGGCGCATCGCTCCGAGCTTGGCTACCTGGACGGTCTCTGCCCGCTCCAGGCTTCGCAGGTCCGAAATGGAGTCCCGGTAAGCCTGCTGCAATTCGCGACTTGGCCTGATCGTCGATGCCAGCTCGTTGCCGAGCGTACGGATCTGCTCGCGCGCCGAACGCGCCTGGCGTTGCGTGTCCTCGAGGGTGCTTTCGAGAGCAGTGAAATCGTTTAAACGCTTGAGAGGTTGCGCGACCTGCCTGACCAGTTCGGCATATTCCTTGCGGAAGCCTGACACCTCGCGCAGCGCATCATCGAGGTCAGCGGTCAGCCGGATCTTTACGTCAGCCATTTCATTCAGCCTTCAGCGCGGTCAAGAACAGTGACCAGGGATATTCAAGGACGTGGTGATGGCCAAGCCTCACCAGAACGCAAATGGCGCGCTCCAAACTCCTTATGGCTTGTCGTGGAGTTTCGAGAGACGGCCCAGCATTCCGAAAAAATGCGGGTTCACCTCTTTACATGCATCCCGCAACTTGGCGAGTTGGCTAGGCCGGAGATCGTTAATTTGGCTCTTCGTAACCGACGTCATCAGGCACAGATCGGATAGCCTGATATCTTCGAAGAGAGCATTACTGACGAGATCTTGGTCACTGACCTCTTGCATTAGCTTTCGAACATCCGCAACGCTAAGTTCACGCACGGTCAACTCAACGCCATCAATGTCAACAACCCTACTTGCTGTAAATGTGGACATTTTTCGCCTCCGTAGAAAAGAAAACCCCGCTAATGCGGGGCTTTCGAAGCACTACCCCTATTTCACAAAAAGCGACGAGAGCCCTGCCAAGAATCCACCAAACACAGCAAAAAGTCCCGCAACTATAAATGAAACTATAATTATCGCCGGAATTGCAGCAATTGACGCCTTAACCATAAAGAAGACCATTGACCAAAAGCCCATTTTGAAGTCAATCACTACAACTGGGCTAGCTCCTTTATAGTTCATGACAACATTTCTAGCCTCAGGATGTAGCTTAGAGAGATTGCCCCATGACATAGGATCAGATCTCTGACTGGCCTGACGCTCGGAGTACTCTTGGTAATTAGTTCCACACTTAGGGCACGAATCAGCGCTTTCTGTGATTTCTCGCATAGTCGGTTCATACGCGCAGTTTGGGCATTTCATAGTCGTCCTCCCTATATAGTGGAGAGGACTTTAGCATCACTGCGCCAGCACCAAAACCCAGCACGCGGCTGGGCCCTGGTAGTTACGATGATCAGATCGGAATCAGGGATTGCTCGCCCGGACGACCTCCCGCTGTCACCATCCCAACAGGATGGCTGGACGCCAAGAGCTCAAATCGCGCGAGCTTTCCGTCCTCCACCAGCTTGACCATGCTGTAATGACCATCCCAGTCTCTGCGCATGACCAGCTTGCCATCGAGGTACATGTCATAGAGTTTCTGCGCGCCAGCCAGCAGTAATTGCAGATCATACTTGATGAAGGACTCAACACCCTCAGCCGATATCTTCCGAGGCCGCTCTGTCAGGTAGCCCTTGGATCGAGCCTTGTGCGCCACGCGGTATTTTACGGAACGCTTCGGGTTGCGCTCGTGGTTGTAAATCCAACCCAGGTCCAACAGCTTCGAGGTGATCGTGTTGGAATTCACTCCGTTCAGGCGCTTCGCAAAAGCCGCCGGAGTTTCACCAGGAACGAACAGGCTCTCCAGGCTTTCGATCTTGTGGGCCTGTCTGGCGTTCTCCGCAAGGAGGAGGATTTTCTGATCCTCTAGAGCGGCGGCTAACCGGAGGGCGTCGGCGAATGATCCCGGAACCGCAGGAAAATGTGTCGCACTTTCCTTATTCTGAAAGTAGCCCTCTACAAGTTGGTCCTGAACCTGCCACGCAAGATCATCTGTAAAGCTTTTCACCAAGAGCAGATAGCCGCGCTCGGTCAGCAGAGTGACATCTTCTGTTGCGCGTTCAGAAATCACACCTGGGAAGCGCGTCCGAAATTCGGACGCGCAAACTTTGAACAGATGTTTACCTTCCGTGAAGCGTGAGCGATTATCATTAAGCCGCTTACGCGCCGTTCCATCGGGGCGTTCATGCACCCGATCTACCATCGTCAAGGTGACAACGCGGTGCCCCTGATGCTCGAGAATCGGCATCTGCTTCTGGTTGATTGTCACCATGCTCATGCCGCACCTCCCGTCCATGCGCCAATCTCTGCATAGCGCCGATCCCAGCGGAATCCACCCAAAATGCCACGCCAAAAACCCTCTGCTATTTCCAGAGGAATCCCAGGCATTTGACGCCGCAGAAACTTGATTGCAAGCTCTGCCTCCTCGATTGTCTCGAACGGTCCCTGCTCGCCGTGCGCACGCAGATCTCTATCTAGGCGAGCAACGCAATAGTAGCGAGTTATCTTGCCCCCCAACGGTTGGCGGTGACCTAATCCTGCTGTATGCTTACTCATGTGGTCGCACTCCAATTTGATCACATTTCCCCGAAGCCCTAGGTGTTGGCGCACCTGGGGCTTCTCCTTATCAGGCAGCAGCCTGAGTCTTGCTTCGATCACGATCCATCTCCTCTTTCAGAATCTTGCAGATCAGCCAGTTCAGGCTGCGCTCCTCAGATTCAGCCCTTTTCGCAACGTATTCCCGGATGTCTTGCGGCATACGCAATCCAAACGGATTGATATCCCTCGTTTTCATGTCACCTCCAAATGAGTCACGGTGAAACTATATTCACCGTGACTCATTGTCGTCAAGTCCTTCGTGCAGCTACAGTGACTCACCCTGCTACCGGTAAAGTACATGAGTAGAGACATCACACCCTTTGCCCTTCGCATGACCCCCGCGCTACGCGAAAAGGTAGAGCAATCAGCAAAGGAAAATCATCGCTCCCTCAATGCAGAGATCGTTGCCCGCCTCGAGCAGACCTTTGGCCCAAGCGCAAGTGAAATTAGAGGTCGCGAAGACGTCGGCATCCTCCAAGACCGAGCCGCAGAACTTACCAACCAGATCAACGCGATCACCTTCGAGCTTGAAAGCATGCTCCAGACTGCGAGAAACAACTCCAGAGAGGGGCGAGCATTTGGCGACATAAAGGACGCGTATACCTCCCTGGCAAGCAAAAAAAGCCAGATGGAAATGGAACTTCAGCAGATCAACATCGCCCTTTCAGGATGGGCCTTTGGGCTCCTATCCCAGCCTCCAAGCTAACAACATCCGGCGTCCCTGCCGGGCATGAACGGCGTCACACCGTCGCCAGTTCCTTCTTGATGTTGAAGTACTTCGACTTTCCAGCGCCGACCTTGGTCGGGTCCATCAACACCTTGGCAGTGGCCTCGGCGGCCAGGAAGTCTTCGGTGTTGATCCAATCCTGCTGGCTTGACGGGTTCAGGCGGCACCGGAAATAGCGCGCCTGGATGCGACGCTGGGTACCAGCAGCGTTCTCTCCCTCGAAGAGGAATTCGAACGTCTTGCCGCTATTGGTCAGCGCCTCGATCACATCGACGGTGGCGGACTTGTAAGTCACCTTGATCGGCGCGGCCGCAGAGATCGCCCCCCCTTCAACGATTTCGATGCCGGCGCCGGTCATGTTCCAGTCGTCGAACTCATCGTAGGTCGTAGTGCCGTCATCGCTCTTCACGCTGGTGATCTCCAGCGGCATGAAGTCGAGCGCGATCGTGCCTCCCGGAACGGCGGTGTGCGCTTCATCGGTATGGGTGGCAGAAGGAACGTTGGTGGCGTCCCCCCACACCAAGGCAGCCAGGATGCTGGTCTTGAGTTCTCGGAAGTTGATCGACAACCCGACCGAAGTGATGCGCGAAACGGCATCGTACTCACCACCCTGCGGGGTGGTGGTATCCGGCAGAGTGATCTCGTTGGTCTCGATGGTCTGCTGGATAGTGGACACCAGGCCAGCGAACTGGAAGGGTGCGGTGGCGCCAGACTCGCGGATCTTGAAGGGTCCGCCGATCACATACGTCTCTTTCTCGATAGCCATATCAGGCCTCCTTCTTGATCACGCCTTCGCGGCGCAGGAATTCAACCTGGTCAGGGCTGACGTTGATCTTTTCGCCGGCCGCCTTCTCCTCGCCCTGGTGCCAATGCACCTTGGCCAGGGTGACCTCGACGGCTTTGTTCAGCGCAGCCGGAGGCGCGGCGTCGACCGTGGCCGGCACCCGGGGATCGCTCTTCATGGGTTACCCCTCGATGATGGTTTTCAGATAGACAGGGATTCGAATCACGGCAGCGGCCACTCCATCACCCGGCGGGTACGGCTCAGGCGCCCCCAACGTCAGCCCGGTAATGCCGCGCTCTCGGGGCAGCCAGCGCAGGAACTGCCCCTTGGGGGCAGGCATCAGGCACGCCAGAAGGTCTAGCTGTAGATCCTCCAGGGCCTCCTCATAGTGGTCATACCCACCTTGCACCGCACCTACCACGTCGAAACCGCGATGGAAGCGAACGGCGGCATCAAGATGCTCCGGCGGCTGCTCCTTGCCAGGCTGGACGACAATCAGCGGGAAGCCCTCATGCCGCTCCTTGACCAGTTCGTTAAACCACCCGGAGAGCACGCGAGTGCCCGCGTCCGTCCGGTATCCCTGGTTTGGCGTGATGGTTTGCAGGCGCGCCAGCAAGGCCAAGCGGCCGATCGTGAGCACGTTCGGCTTCATGCTTCCTCCTCGATCGTTGCTGCCGTCAGCAACCAACCGTCGTTCGCAATGAGCTTTTCCACGAGATAGCGCGACGACCCGATGACGAAGAGGTCGCCACGCGATGCCGTTGGAACGTCCTTCGCCAGCCAACTGATCCCAACCTTGTCCGTGATGAAAACCCCATCAGGCCGCTCGTAGGTGAGGTTTCGGTCGACCTGCAGCGGTATCCCCCTGATCGGGGGGCGACCGATGCCGCGGAACTCGCCCACGGCATCAGATAACCGCTGTTGCCCACGATCGTGGAGCCGTTGGATCAGCCGGCCAAAACGGCCCGGCGCGCTCATTGCTGGATCAGCATCGCCGACGCGAAGCCGTCAACGGTGGGTTCGGTGATCTTGCCGAACGCCACCGAGTCGGCAGTGGCAGCAGCTACCAGTTCCCCATCGAGCACGCTGCACTTGGCACCCTGGGTCAGGCCAGCGGCAGCAGGCAGGCTCCAGACGCCGCCAGTTTTTCCGGCGAACGGCTCGCCCGCGGCGGCATCTACCAGCGGCACCACCACCAGGTCTCCGATCACCGCCGGCACGCCAGATTGAACGCCGTCAGCAGGCGCGATGAGAGTCAGGACGTTGCCGTCCTCCACATAGTTCTTCGCCATGGTTGATTCTCCTAATGGCAGAAACAGAAAGCCCCGCTAGATGCGGGGCTCGGGAGTTGGCACCGATCAGGCGCCGTTGGATTTCTGCAGGCCACGGAAGTCCAGCGGCGCCACGCCGGCGTCGATGCGGACCTTGCTGGCCACGCCGTCGACAGTGAAGCCTTCCTGTTGCTCCAGGTACGGAGTATCGACGCCGTCCAGGTAGGCCACCTCGATGGTGTCGGAGCCTTTCTTGGCAGCCATGTACCAGGCGGTCGCCGAGGAATCGTCCAGGCGCGGCTCGCCGATCACCTGCGCGAATGCGCGAATCGGGTTGACGATGCCGCTATTGACGTCGGCGCCCGGCACGGACTCGGAGTTGATGATCTGGTTGGCCTTGTCCTCGAGTGCCACCGGAGTCAGAACGAAGCCCGGACGGATGTTGAGGGTGCGCCCCTTGCCCTTCTCTACCTGGGCTTTCTGGGTGGCCATCTGGGTCTTGGCCTTGCTCAGGCTGTCGATGGAAAGCGCCGAAGCCGCGCCAGTGAGCAGGTTGCTGTGGTCGGCATGGAACAGAGCCTTGCCATCGCTCATCGCCGGGTTACCGGTCAGAACCGCATAGACCAGGTCGCCGATGGTGGCCTTGGCAGCCTGGCCCAGCTTGAACGGGATATCCGAGAGCATCTGCAGGTCGTCGTTGATGATCGCCTGACGAGTGATGCTGAACAGCTCTCCGTAGGTGGCCAGGATGATCTGCTCGCCGCGCTCGCCGAGGGTGACGTACTTGTACTCGGCGCCCTCACGCACCTGACGCAGCGAGGAAAACTCGCCCAGCCCGACGCGGCGCGCCGGCTTGAAGTCAGTGAGAATGCCGGACTTGGTCCACAGCGGGAAGGTTTCTTCGGCCTCTTCCCAGCCAGCCAGCACCGACTTGTTGGCGACATCCAGAAGGATCAGGCCGAAGTCGCTGGAAGTGTGGGTGAAAGCCAAGCCGACCATTTGCGGCGCGTTGAGCGAGGCCACACCGATCCCACGATCGACCAGCGAGGCGCGAGCCAGTTCGCGGAGCGTCATGCCGTTGTACGCGTTGTCAGCCTGGCGCTCGCCTCGACCGATGCGGGCCAGCACGCTCGCGCGCACCGAGTCACCCACCAGGTTGCCGTTGCCGGCATGGATGTGGGCCCCGCCACTCAGGGCGGCAGCCGGCTGGGTGTCGGCGCCAATGGCAGCCAGCAGCTTCTCGCGCGCCTGGTCGACGGTGATGTTCATGTCGTTCAAGCAAGTGGCGAGCAGTTCGGCGTGCCCGGTGGAAAACGCGCCGAAGGCAGCAGTGATTGCGCTGCGGCGACCAGATTCCTCGGCGAGGATGCGGGCGCGAATATCGGCCTCGGTTGGGGCAGCGGCCGCGGGAGCCGCCGGCGCGGCCGGTGCCGGAGTCGGCGCGGGAGTGTTGGCCGGCGCGGCGGGGGTCTGGGCGCGCGGGGCCAGTAGAGTTTTCAGAGCTTCGGGCATGTGGGCGAACTCCTGCATGCGTTTGGAGGAAAGGTGAGCGGCCGCTCGCAGCGGCTCAGTGAGCTGGTCGGCGAAGCCGGCAGCGACGGCCTCTCGGCCATTCATCCAGGTCTCCTCCTTGAGGAGCGCCTTGATGTCGTCGGCGGACTTCCCGGTCTTGTTGGCATAGGCCATGACCAAGGTGTCCTCGACCTTGTCGAGCAGTTCGGCATAGCGGCGCATGTCGTCCGCATCGCCGCCCTGGATGCCCCAGGGCTTATGCACCATCATCATGGCGTTCTCGGGCATGTAGATGGTGTCGCCGGCCATGGCGATGACTGAGGCCATCGAGGCAGCCAAGCCATCGATGTACACGTCGACGCTGGCCGGGTGGTTGCGCAGCAGGTTATAGATCGCCGTCCCCTCGAAGACGTCGCCGCCCGGGGAGTGGATGTGCAGGTTGATCTTGGTCAGGTCGCCCATTGCCTTGAGGTCTCGAGCGAACTGCAGCGCGGTGATGCCCCAGACGCCGATCTCGTCGTACAACAACACCTCGGCGACGCCGCGACCGGCAGCCTTAATGCTGTACCAGGACTCATGCGGGGCGTTGGCCTCAGTCAGCGCCGCCGCCATCGGCAGCATCAGGTTTTTATGGATCAGGGTTTGATGGCTGCCCATCGGCGCCTCCATTGTTGCTCTCGTTGGGGAAATCCGGGCCAGGCACGGGTAGGCCGGCGCCGTATCTGTTGACGAGTTCGCGAGCCTCGTCGGCGGTAAGCATCTTCCCGACGCCCAGGTACACCTTCTGCACCGCCTCAACTGGGTCCATCCCGGACTTGACCAATTGGTGGTAGGCATCCGAACTGAAGACCAGGCCGGCCGCCCGGTTCGCCTTGATCTCCGTCTCACGCGACTTCTTCAGCTCGCGCGGATCTCGACCACGGGCGCGGGCAACTTCCGCCTCATCGGCGAAGCCAGCCTTGACCAGCAACTCCCATGCGTTGGCCTCATGCATCGGGTTAATCCATGGCATGACCGGCCCCTGGTAGACCGCCGCGTAGAGAGTGCGGTGATCAACGTCGGCGGGCAGGCGCTCCTTCCGAGCCAACAGGTACATCTGCAGCCAGGACCGGTAGACAGGCCGGCACCAGTAGTCGATGAACTCGTGCTGCAACAGGTCGTAGCCCAGCCAGCCCTCGACCAGTTCCTGGCGCTGCGCCGAGTAGGTGCCGTCGTAGGCCCTGGACACCGAGGAGTAGGTGCTGCGAGTGCCAGCGCCGATCATCCGCAGTTGGCCGTTGCGGAAACCTTCAAGGAAGGGGTTCGGCCGGTTGCTCTCGATCATCCCGACGTCTTCACCTGGCTCGAGGTCGTCGAAGACCATGCCGGGGGCGATGGGGATCGTTCGGTTCTTCCGGTCCTTCCCGGGCTCCACCGTGTAGCTGTCGGGGTTGCCCTTCTTGATATACATCGCCAGGGCAGCACTGATGCGCGCCGCCACCCGCTCGCTCTCCTCGTAGTCCTTCAAGTCGGCAAGGCGGATAAGCACTGCGTGCAACATCGGCACGCCTCGGTTCTGGCCGATCCGCTTGCGGTAGGCGATGTGGATGATCCGTTCCGCTTCGACGCGCTTCACCGCCAGGCTGCCGCCCAGCGTCTGCAGGTTGCCGGGGTGATCCTTGAGAAGGTGATAGGCCCTTTTCCGGCGCCAGGTGTCACGCTCGACACCCTGGACAATACCCTTCGACAGGTTGTTGTAGCTGAAGGGCAAGTAGTCGGGCTCCAGCAGCTCCAGGGCGAAAGGCACCGACGTGGCGAACGTGTAGTTCGGGACTCGTCCCATCAGCTTCTGCGCCAGGCCCTCGCCATCGCGCAGCCAGGTGCGGCACATCAGCCGCTCTACCTGGGGCCTCGTCAGCTCACCAGAGGTTTCCGGCGAGAGTGACCACTCGGCCCACGCGCTGCGGATCTCCATGGCCAACTCGGCATGCACCGAGCCATCCAGGCGCAGCGGCAGCGGTTCCACGCCGATACCACTTCCGCCCACCACCCTCTCCTCGAGGCGATCGAGCAGGCCGGTAACCAGATCGTGATCTTCGTCCAGTTTCCGGCACTGCTCTCGCATAGAGACCGCAGACTTCTGTAGCGAGGTGTCGGCGCCTAGCGGCTGACGCTTGGCCTTGTGGGTTCTCCCTGGCCTGGCAGCCTCATACGCCTGGATTGCCTCGCGAGCGGCCAAGCGCCGAGCCACCAGCTCGGGGGCCAAGGGTTCCAGTAGTCGATCGATCAGGTTCATCAGCAGAACTCCGCCAGTGCCGGGCCAGGACGGCGACCGGCGGCGCGGTCCCGCTCTGCGGCTGCGCGGCGCTCCCACTCCTGGCGTCCGGCGCGGATCTTCTCGATATCCTCCATGGTGTGGGTGCGTCCGTTGAAGATCACTGTCCGCCCTTCCAGCACGGCGGCCTCGGCCTCCAAGTATTTGTCGAGCATCTGCTGCGCTGTCAGAGCCATGGTCCGCTTCCAGTGTTGAGCCAGCCCTGGGAGGTGCTGGCATGGTTATCGTTCGAAGGTTGCTGTTGGGCGACCGGCTCCGGCACGGGATCAACGCGCACGCGCTCCAACTGGTCGAGGTCGAGGCCGAAGCGCTGCTGGCTGATGCGCAGCGCGGCAAGGGCGTACACGAAGCAATCCAGCGCCTCATTGCGGCGCCCGCCGGAGTCCCATCGCAGAACGCGAACACCCTTCGCCATCACCGGCTTCTTCTTCTCGGCGGTGATCTGCTTCAGTTCGTCTTCGTCGCAGATATCGCTGTCGATCGGAAAGTGCACACAGCCGGGCGTCGGCTGCCACGGAATGGGCACATCAATGCGCAGGCGGCTGTAGATCAGCTCCTTCGCGTTGTCGGTGCCCAGTTCAGTCTTGTAGACCTTGCGCTTGCGACGCTTCGGGAAGTTCGCGATGGGCTTGCCGTAGGCGCTGGCCCCGAAGGTCGGGATCACCCAATGCACGCCGTGTTTGATGCTCTCGGCCTCCACCTCGTCGGCGTAGTGGCCGCCAGCATCCCAGCACCACCGCTCGACACGCATCGGCACGCCGTCTACCCGGGTGAACTGCCGGTGAATCTCCAGCCCCACCTTGCGCCGCAACTCCTCGCTGGCGGGATCGCCGGTCAGGATGAAGCGATGCACCAGCCAGGCCTCCTCGCCCAGGCCGAAAGCCCAAACACGGCCCTCGTAGCGGTCGTCCTGGGTGTCGATTCCGCCCATCAGGACAAGCGCTTGCGGCGGCACCTTCGGGTAGTTCTCGCGGCGGGCATAGAGCGTCTGCCACTCCACCCGCTCTCCCTCGTCCTCAACCCATACCTCGCCGAGGATGGTGTTGGTGAAGGTCTTCAGCTTCTCGCGATCACCCTTGACCTTCAGCCATTCGTCGATCAGGTCAAGCCAACTGGTCCACGTGCTGTACACGGCCCAGCAGTAGAAGGCGACGGAACGCGGCGTCCTGATCGGCTGGTCATCCGGGCCGAACCACTCCATAGCGTCCCGCGTCCAGATTCCCGAAACTTCGCACTTCCAGCGGCCTCGCTCGGAGGCAACCACCATTTCGTGGTGCTCAAACGTCCCGCAGCACCGCTCGTTCTCGCAGGCGTACCAAACTGAAGAGGCCTCGCCTAGATCGTTCGCGATGTACTTCACCCCAAAGGCGCAATCTTTACCGCCCCACTTCAGCGTCTGCTCATGCCCACAATGCGGGCACGGGATGTAGTACCGCAGGCGACGCGGAGACTCATCGGCCGCCTTCGTGATCTGGCATTGGCCCTCGGTACCAGGCGTCGATCCACGGATGGACTTCGGGTAAACAGCACCGCGCAGACGTTGGTCGCCAAGGAACGTTGGGGAACCTTCACCTTCAATATCGGCGTCGAACTTCGACAGCTCGTCATAGATCACCTCGTCGGCAGATCTCTCACGGTAGTTGCGAGCAGCCTTGCCGCCGAGCGTCCAAAGGGTCCGCCGGTTTGCAAACACCTTGGTGTCGAGCGTGTTGTCGCTATGCTTGCGGCCATACCATGGGGCCAGCGCCAGCAGCACCGGAACATCGCGAATCAGGCCATTAACGTGGCTCTTGCTGATCCCCTCGGCGTCTGGGTCAGTCGGGCTCCACATCAGCACATTACGGCGCTTGTGCTGAATCTTGTAGCCGATGTTGGCCATCAGCATTTTCGTGTAGCCGATGCGTGCCGACTTCACGAAGTTTACGACCCGAATCAGGTCGTTACCCATGGCGTTCAGGATGGCGACCTGAAATGGCGCCGTCTTCCACTTGCCCTCGTTGTACGAGGATTCCGCCGACATGTAGAAACCGTCGTCGGGATCTTCCGCCCACTCCACCGCCGTCATCGGCGGCGACTTGTACAGCCCCTGCAAACCTAGATCGACCGCTTTCCGTAGGTCATTCATCCAGGGTGGCAGAGTACTCATCAAGGATTTCCGGTAGGTCTTCAGCAAACTCCACGGCCAGATTTCGGGCCAGCGCTATCTCGCGCTCAAAGGCCTCCAGCACCAACGGCGGTGTATCGGGTATTTGGCTGCGGACCGTCTTGCAGACCGTCTCCAGTTTCGAGCCGATCTTGGACGCGATCCTGGCAAGAGCGAAGGTGGCGAACGGAGTTGGAACAAGGGTCTTCGCTTGGACCTGGTTCTTCTGCTCCTGGGCGTCAGCCTGAGCAGTCGTCAGTCGCAGGCGCTCCTGTAGCAATTTCTTTTCAGCGAGCGGGTCGAGACCTTCCGCATCTAGGCCCTCAGGTTGTTGTTTCTGGGTCACATGATCGAGGCGATTCTGTAGCACCGCCTGGGCGGTATAGAACACCTCGCGGCCGATCTTGGCGGCAGGCTCAACGCCCCATTTATCAAAGGCTTGCGGAGAAATCCCGAGGCTCGCGGCCATCTCGGACTTGTTCAGCCATCCGCGCTTTTTTTGGAGGTCTTCTGTGCTCATGACAAAACAACAACCAACCTCCGAAAAAAGGTCATACATATTTGGCGCGCGGGGCTCGAATTACCCTCTGACGGGGGCACCCCGGGGAGGACCCGCGACGCACCACTTTGGTGCATCAGTCAGCGCCTCGCAGCGAACCGAGCAGCAACGCCCCGCATCGCCACCTCGAACTCGCGCGGCAGGTTCTCGTCGGCGTACTGCTGCGCGATCTCGAAGAAGCTCAGCCGGCGGCGGTACGAAGGGCGAGACACGAAGGCCATGATGACCGAGACAGCATCCCGGCCTCGGCCTGTGCGCTCAGCAATGCCTATGGGCTGGCCCTTACGGGTCATGACGAAGTAGCGGCGAGCATTACCCTTCGCTCGGCTCCGTCTGCTATCGGTAGCGTTCGCGTTGTACCCGGCCTGGCTGAAGCCGCGGATGCCGCTCAATGCCCTGGTGACCTGGCCGCGCCTGATGTTCCCGTAGCGATCCAGGTCCGCGCCGGCGCCGGGCACCACGTACTTGCCTTCGGGCAGTATCCCCTTGGCCCTGAGCTGAAGCTCGGCCGGCTTGTTCCGACGCGGGCCACCGTAGACCTCGGGGGCAATCCACACCGATGCAGGCTGCGCACCGTCCGCTTCGTCCTTGAACCAAACCCGCGCTTCCAGCCGGTCTTTCCTGGCTGGCACCATGCGCAGGCTGTTCAGCGTGTACGGGGTCGGGCGGTCGAACACGACACGCATCTCATCGCGCAATCGATCCATCAGGCCCTGCGCGGTCCGCGTAAGCGCAGTGGCTGTCGCGTAAGGAATCTGCCGCTGCTCAAGTTCAGTCAGGTCGGCGAGCTGCTGCTGGAACCCTTCCGGCTTGATGCTGATCATCTTCTGCAATACCTCGGAAGGCCTGCGATGTGCTTACGCAACGCCTCAATCATCAGTTCGCGTCGCTCGACTCCGGCTCGGAGATCAGAAACAACTTGTCCATCAGGGGCAGCAAGGACGGCTCTTCCTGCATCAGCGCTGCCGGAGGCTCCGGGAGCCTGGTGCACTCCATCTGCGGGGCAGCGGGCTTTGACGTACACGACGCGAGCGCCAGTGCCGATAGCATCGCGGCGCAATTGGTTTTCTTCATGGGAGGCCTGCAGTGCTGCTTGGTAGGTTCGAGCCAGGGCATCGGTCTGGACCTGCGCCTGGATGTCGCGCTGGGCCTGCTGGGCCATCGCGGTGATCGTCTCGGCGGATTGCTCGACGGCGGCCTGCAGGTCATCACGCTGGGCGGTCACGTGATCGAGGCGCCAGAACACCAGAGCCGCCACCAACGCCACAACCAACCACGGAGACCACCTCATCACGCACCAGCCAGGGCAGCGCGCGCCCAATCGAGGCGAGCCGCACGGTCGTCTGCGCCGTTGTAGCCGCCGTTGATCATCAGCGTGATTCGCTCGAATCGGCCTTGATCAGCCAGATCGTTTAAACCCCGCGACCGCCACCACCACCCCGCGGCGATGGCAGCCCAGGTCCGTTGCTCAAGCAACTCCGGTTGCGCCACCAGTGGCAGCGCCAAGGCGCGGGCGGCTTCGGCGTAGTTGTCGTGGCCGGTGATCATGATCAGTCCACGGCCCCGGTATCGATACCCATCGCCCGTATCCGGTGCCCCATTGCCCATCCTGTTGGCATAGACGTGGTTCGCGATGCGCTCTGGCTGGCGGGCGTACTGCTTCGCCTCGGTCGCCGTGAACCGCTTCGGCCACGTCTTGAGCAGCCCCTCGGCGGAGTAGTTCAGGTTCTCGACAAGGCGCTTGAGGCTCTGGCTTTCGTGCCCGACCTGAGCCAGGAACATCGCCACGCGCTCGGGCGTGTTGATCTCGAACCGAGCCAGGGCGCCGTTGATGTGCTCAACCCAGGTCGAGGCAGTAACAGCACCGCAGCCGGTAGCGCGGTCGAGTTGATCGGCGGTGATCTTCATCAGCCCACCTTCCTTTCCGCCCAACGTGCACCCAGCTTCTGCACAGTGCTTACCCCGAGGACACCAACGAAGCCGGCAGCGAAGAACTGCCAGGCAGGGCTCCAGCCGAACTCTTTGGCGGTGAGACCGACAACCATGACCAGCATCGCGCCAAGGGCGGCTTCGATCAGTTGCCGAACAATGCTCGGCTCCTTCTCCTCGTACTGGGTACGGAGCCAGGTAAGGATGAAGGCGAGCCCCATCGCCAGCCCTTGCTCGCGCAGCGCGAGCAGCACCGTGGCCCAGAATGACGGGTCCTTCTCTGGCATCTTCATAGTCTCGATATCCCCTCGGCGGGGCGGAAATGAAAAAGCCCACCGCGAGGGCTGGGCCAGGAATGGATGCAGGTACGGCCTTTCAAGGGGGCCGTGCGCCCCGCAGCGCAATGCGCCACCTGCAGAAACGAAAAAGCCCAGCTCGAAGGCTGGGCTCTTTGTTGCTCGATCCTCAAAACGCGCAAGATCGGCAGGATGGGATAAATACTGATGGAGTGATGACAGCAAGTCAAGCCCTATGCCGCATCCTTGGCCAGCAAGCCCTCCGCGTTGAGAATCTGCTCCGCCGCCACTAGCGCCTCGTCGACCATTTCGTCGAGAACACGATGAATCTTCCTGCGCCACTCACGCCGAGTCGACTCGGGCTTCCCATCGAGATCCCATGTGTTCATGTCGTAGAACTCATCCGGCAGGACGATCATTCCAGAAGATCGAGCCATAAGGCGCTTCCGCTTCACTCGCTCTGCCTCCAGCGCGGCGCGCACGGCCCTGGCCTGCTTTTCTGGTGATCCGTCCACTGGGATTTCGACAGAGACGGTTTTCCGCAGCGCCGGCTGGACACCCTTCAGTTTCGGAATCGCCCAAGTCGTTATAGCCTTGTAGAGGAAAAGAGCAGGAGCCGGCGTTGCGACCACCGACCGCAGAAGAGAGATCGCCTGAACTTTCTTAGCCTGGTGAGTGCTGTACTTCGCCACCAGCGCCGCCCAGTGGCGCGGAATGAGTTGGTCATGCAAGCGAGCATGTACCCAGCAATCGATTTGCTGCCTGAGATCAGCGGATACCATCACTCCGCCTCGACGACCAGGCTCGCCGGCCTGATAGAGCTTTTGCCATGCCTGCTTGCTTGTGTTGTCGATGCAGTCTGCTGCCAGCGCCGAAACGACCGCACTTGAAACGCTTTCGTAAATCATCGTCCTCTCCTCCAGCGCGCGTAGCGCCAATGGCTGGTCAATCCCCTCGAAAGTGAGCGCCGCCAGCGCCCTTCCGGTTGTTCTCTTCTCGCGCCAGCCTGCTCGCCTGGCGTCGCTGCTCTTCAAGCAGCCGCTTTACCCACATCCGCAGTTGCACCACCGCATCTCGCTGCTCCAGCGCCAGACCCGTCACGCCATCGACGAACCCGGCTGCTCCACAAGCGGCGCAATCGATCTCGTGGAACACGCCACGGCTGTACCCTTTTCCGTGGCAAACGGGGCACTGAGCGAGCAGGCGTGGCTTGGTCGTCAGATCTGGACCATGTGTCTTTTTCATGCCAGCGCCTCGATGGTCACCAGAACCTCGCCCCCAGCTTTCACCTCCCCTCGAACAATCCGCAGGTCATCTACCAGGCCGTCGTCATCCCAGGCGCCAGCCTTGGTCAACGAGTCAAGGAGCCCCTTGAGGAGATTGTCGAGGTCGCGCTTTCGCCGATCTGGCGGGGATGCATGGATAACAACCCGAACAGGCCCGGCCGTCCTCCTGATGCCTTGCGCTAGGCAGTGCTGCAACACCGATCGGCGATAACTCCTGCCGCGCTCACTGATCAGCGTTCCGGACTGCGTGTTCCGGTAGTAGGTGTTGTTGCTGGGCGGCCAGGGAAGGCGAATAGAGATCATGCTTCCACCTCGCCACCGTCCAGCCATGCGAGGAACCCCGCCGGTATGTCGTGCCCCTCCTCCGCCAAGATCGAGGCGCATTTCGAAAGCAGGTCCGATTGGGTTCCGTACTCAGCCTCAAAGCGCGCCTTGTACGGGTGAACGGCGACCCCGGTGAAGCCCGCACCGCCGTAGCCGTTTTGATGATGCCCAGCGCACAGCGGCAGCACATACCAATGCGCATGGGGCTTCGTCCTGCCGTCGACGTGGTGAATGCTGCAATAGGTGTTCACGATCCCCATGGACACCCGACATGCGATGCACCCCACATGACGCGCCAGCAGGTCGTGCCAGCGCTTCTGCTCCGAAGTAACGGCCCGCCCCTTCACGCGACATCCCGCGGATAGGTGATCTGGTGATGGCGCTCGCAAACACCGCACGCCTCCTTCGCAGTCGCAACCGGGGTGCAAATGAATTCACCCTGCACACTGGCCCGGTAGTGAGCCTCGCCGGCGACCAGGAGCTTGCAGACCTTGTAGGGCGGCTGGGTGTCGCTAACCATCAGATAGTCGTTGAGTACGCTCCACTTCATGAGCGATCTCCTCCTTTGAGTTGTTTTCGAAGCTGCGCAAGCGCAGCAATTCCAACGGATTGGGTTCGCGCTTTCTGGTGGGTGACCTCTCCCTCCGGAACCTTCCCGAGCGCCTCGCCGCGCGCCAGCTTCTTGATGATCTGTCGGTACGAGATCTCCAGCGCCGCCAGCCCATCCTTTCTTGCCAGAGCCTGCAGCCGGCTGAATCCAGCGCCAGCGGCTGCCCAATACACCGCAGGGCAACTCCATTTCGCGGCTCCGACCATGGCTGGGTGGGTATTGGCCAGCGCCTCGCGATATGCGTCATCGAGGGATGGCAGGCCGAAGACCTCAGGAGCCCAGCACCAGGCGCAGAACTGGCCGGCAGACGGAACAAGCGGCCTGGCCTGCGCGCTCAACGCTCTTACCCCGGCCTGCAGTTGCTCGCGGCGCGTAACCTGTTGCCGGACGATCTCAGCCAGCCACTCCGCCTTCGCGGCGTTCTCGACCTCATCGCTGGGCCAGGAGCTTCGCCATCCAGGGCAGATCGCCTTGATCCGCAAGAACAACCGGTCGACCTCGCCTCTCGTCTGGGGATCGACCTTCACCGCCGGCTGGGACAAGGGGCGCAGACCCGCGCCCTGATTCACATGCGCCAGCACAGCACCGACCGATTGCGGTTCGAACTGCCTGCGGGTCATAGCTGCACCTGATCAGTCCAATCGGTCGACGGCGCGGAACCGGCTGTCGCCCACTTCGTCCGGTAAGCGCCAGCCTTGGCCAGTAGCAACCCGAACTCATGGCAACTGTCGACGAGGAACTTGTCATCCAGCCCGACGAAGAACGCCGCTACCGCTGGAGCCTCGCCGCCGAGGGCGGCCACCAGTTGCTTCACCTGGGAATTGACCTTTGCGTTCCGCACCGGCTGAACACTCCAGCGCGCCTCGTACGCTGCCCGGTACGCTGCCCACACACTCCGGCAAGCCTCCTGCATCGCCTCGTCAGTCGCCGAACCGGAACGGGTCGGCAAAAGGTTCCCTGATGGTTCCCTTGTAGGTTCTATTACGGTTCTGGGTGCAGATGCTGCGGGGGTGGGGTGCATTTCCTGCGTGGGTGGGGGTGCAGCATCTGCGGGGGTGGGTGCATTTCCTGCACGGGTGCATTTGCTGCTGGGGTGCATTTCCTGCGGGGGTGCATATGCTGCGGGGGTCACCGAGTACATGGTCGACCTGCCCTGGCGCTCCTCGACGCTCACAATCCCTACGGAACGCAGCCACTTGATCGCCTGCTGCACAGCGCGTTTCGACAGGCAGCAACGCGTCGCTATGCTGTCCACCGCCGGCCAGCACACCCCTTGGTCGTTCGCCTGGTCTGCCAGCGAGATCAGTACCGCCTTCTGCGCGGGGCTCATTCCCTGGAGAGGCCAGCAGGCCGACATGATGATCGTGCTCACTTGCGCACCTCCGGCGACACATTTTCTTGATTCGTGATTTCGTGTCGCGACACGCTACCGAGGATCACAGCTTGCCCTCCTCGATCTTCCGCGCCAGCACCGACAGCCCCTTGGCAGTGATGCGTACCTGGCTCGCCGCACGCTCGTCGCCCTGGTCGTCACGACCGAGAACCGTCACCTTGTGCATGACCCAGCCGTCTTGGATTCGCGGCTGATAGCCGATCCAGCGAGCTGAGCCGCTCCGGCGGTAGATCCATCGGTTCTGCTGGAGCCAGTCGAAGAGCCGGGAGGGGTTGATCTTGAGGTGCTTCGCAGCGTCGGTGATGCACATCGTTCCTGCTGCACCGCTGAGTCGCTCCAGGGCCTGGACCTTGGGCGCCTGCTCGCTGATGACCAGCCGCAACGCATGGTTCTGCTCGGCCTGATCGGCGGCGAGCCTGAGTGCCTCTGGCAAGGTTGTTGGGATGCTCGGAACCTGGCTGGACTCCAGTTCGTGGAGTCGCCGAATCACCCGGTACCGGAGGGGAACGCTGTATCCAGAGATGAGGGTCTCGGTCAGGTCTCGGTCGAGGTGGAAATTCTCGGTGTACCCGCGGGAGTCGAGGTCTTCCCGGACATGGCTCAAATCTGAGCCATCCTTCCTCAACGCCTCCAGCATCTCCCGAATGTCCCTCAAGACGTTCTTGTGCTTTTTGCCGGTCAAATCCGCAATCTCGCGACTGCTCATCGTCAGGACCGGCCCTTGTTGGATGACTGCAACTTGTGACATATTCGTCTCCGTTGGATGTTCGGCACCGCCTTCCGGTGCCTCCTCAGAAAGCCCGGTTGCCCCCGGGCTTTTTGCTGTCTGCTCTACTGGATGCCTGAACAGGGGTCGCAGCCGACTACGCAGCGCCAGCCCCCTCTCCGTAACATCTGCTACGTGCTATGCCGCACTCCGACCCCGAGGCCTTGCTGGCGCGTCGTAGAGGTCTGGGCGGAGCTGGTGGCGAGTGATTCGAGCGCCAAAGAAGCGCTCAAGATCACGCGCCAGCGCAGCCCCTGGAGTCCGGCCGCAAGCCAGAACCTGCCTGAGGTACGCAACGCTCGTACTGAGCGCCTTCGCAGCGTCATCACGCTCTTGGATGCTGAGCGACTTCCAGAAGGCCCGAAGCGCTTCTGCGTGGGTGCTTTGGGGTGTCTCGACGGCCATAAATGTACCTCCTTGGTACAATCATGGTGAAAAGGTTGTGTACCGTCAAGGTTCTGTACTTTTTAGGTACAGATGATGAAATGGATAGATGATCGATATCACGACAATCCGCCGTGCGAACGCGCTAACACTGGCCGAAAAGGAAGGCGGCACAGTCGCATTCGCTGCTCGCATAGATCGCGAGCCAACCCAGGTGAGCCGCTTGATTGGCTCGAACCCCACCAAGAACATCGGCAACAAGCTGGCCAGGCACATTGAGGAGAAATTCAATATGCCGCGCGGCTGGCTCGACATTCAGCACACCCCGGAACAACACCAGCGGGTGGCTGAACCGACCGCCGAGTATCGCTCCGGCGGAAATCTGGAGTCCCTATCAGCGTGGTCAGACGGAGACCCGCTCGCGCCGGACGAGGTTGAAATCCCATACTTCGATGAGGTCGAGATAGCGGCGGGCGGTGGGCGAGTGCCTGACCTCGAACTGGCCAAGCGCAAGATCCGATTCCCGAAGGCAACTCTGCGCGAGGCTGCCGTCGACAAGAGCACCTCCGTCTGCGTGAACGTCACAGGCAACAGCATGGAGCCGCTTATTGCAGACGGCTCGATCATCGGCGTCGACCTCTCGGTCAACACGATCGTGGACGGCGAGATCTACGCCCTGAAGCATGACGACCTGCTGCGGGTGAAGTTCGTCTATCGACTGCCTGGCGGCGGCATCCGGTTGCGCAGCTACAATCGGGAGGAATACCCCGATGAGGAGTACACCAGAGAGCAGATGCGTGCCGGCGATATCAGCGTGATCGGCTGGGTATTCTGGTGGTCGGTAATGCGCCGAAGAAAGCATTGATGCCCACCCAGCCCGGAGTCAAATATGAGCAATGTTGAACCGCTTAAGCCAAGGGAGGATGGGCGACTTCATCCCGCCGATGTGACAATTGATCAGTTAATCGCCGTACTGGAGAAACTGCACCCAGAGGGAGAGGACCCCACTCCTTGCCCGGTTTGCGCCGGAACGGAATGGGATGTCTATGAATACGAAGATCGCCCAGTTGTGATGAGCATTCCAATCATCAGTCGGACCGTAAATCCCTTATTGGGCACCGACTCTGAGCTGAGGAATTTCTTTTTCTATACGTCATGCAGAAAGTGTGGACACATGCGTGCGTTCCTTTCTGACCGAATCGTTCAGTTGGCGAGCGAACTCTAATGGCCGAGAAGAAACTCAGATCCGTTCCGTTCACAGGAAGTGACATAGAGGACTTTGGGAGCAATACTGGCGGTGGCAACCCGCCTGGAGGCTCCGATTTGGAACGTCGCGTAAAGACTCTTGAGGAGGCTCTCCCCGTTATTCGGGAGAAGCTCGTACGCCTCGAAACCGTTCTTGATGGCGTGGAGAAAAGCATGGCGACTAAGGCTGAATTGGAGGTCTTGAAAGGCTACATCTCCACTGAAATGCACAAGTCTCTAAATGACCAGACTTGGCGCGTCATCGGGTCTTGTGTTGTGCTGGCATCCCTCGCTTTCACTGCTGCTAAATTCATTTCTTAGCGACAGCCCCGCCGCACCTGCGGGGCTTTTCATTTCCGCCCTATCCCTCCGGTTCCTGCCTATCCCACCTCAGCGTCACGGTGCCGTCGTCGTTGAACACCAGGTCAATACCGTCCGTCTCAGCCAGCACCTCCATCACCGCATCCCACGCTTCCGCCGGGTCAGTGTCCAGCCGGTGAATCGTCACCTTCCCCAGATCCTGCGCCTTCGGTGAGTTGATCATCGCGGACACCCGCATCCCCAGGCGATCAGTCGGCGTGACCTCGTACGTCTGCTGCTTCTGCTTCTTGGCCATAAGAACCTCGTAAACTGTACATGCATACAGTATCCGGGCAGTCGGAATCCCTATAAGAGCCAAAAAGGTACAACACGGGTATTGACAGTGTACCTTTTAGCTACTAATTTCAGCTCACCCTATGTACCTTTTTGGTTCAAGGGAGGCCACCGAGCCGACCGCTCTTTAACAACGCACGCAAAACGCCGCTGGCCAAGCCAGGCATTGACGTACCCGGCGTGGGCGAATCCCACCTGAGTACGCCGTATTGCCTAAGCCACCAGCGGCTGAACCAGAAAACGTATGGAAAGAAATCATCGCCCAGGCACAGGTGGCGGGTAACGGTGCTCAAGACTGCGGCGCGCGGCATGCCGGCGACACGGTCAACCCTGACAGCAATGACGAAAGACCCGCGGGTTGTAGAAGCCCAGTAGGCGAACGCGGGAGAAACACCGATTTCCCAGATGCCCTTCGCAAGAGGGGCATCGAGGAAGTCAACACGCCCTGGAGGGCATGCGATGAATGAAAAGGCCTCACTAGCGTTACGCCAGTCTCTTCGAATCACTCGCAGGGAGAACGACGTACACCGAGCGCGCATCGAGTACTACGAAACGGTCGGAATGCTGCGCGGATTGCACTACGGCGGAGCGATCGACTCCTGGCAGCTATTAGCTCTAACCGAGCTAGCAGGAAGCGCATACATCAACGCCGGTAAACCCTGGTAAGGAGACTGAAATGGCTCAATTCAATGTCGATGCGCACCTGAGCAACGGCAAGCGCCTGGACTGGATTGCCCTGCCGGAAGGCAACGAGACACCGGATGACGTGCTGATCAAGGTACGCCAGGCCGCCATGAAGAAGTTCGGCGACCTCATCTGGTTCAACCGATGGGACCACGTTGTTGCCAGCAACGGCTACATCACCGTGCGGATGCACGCGTGAGGTACCAGTTCTTCAAGCCGATGCGGGGCTGCCGCATCTTCGCCAGTGAGCAGCACATGACCAAGCCAGCCGGCGAGCTGATCGGTTGGTGCGAGAAAGTCGACGGGAATATCTGCATTTTCAAACCGCCATGTTCGCATGAGCTTGACCGATTCATCTGGAGGCACAAGGACGGTTTAAACCCTTGGTATCTCTACTCAGCATAAACCCATGAATAAACGATTTCTCAGATGCCCTTCGCAAGAGGGGCATCGAGGAAGTCAACGAGCAAGCCAAGGAAACCGTGGCGACATAACGGAACCAGTCAGAGCGCTACCCAAGGTTTTGCTCCTGTAAGGCTGGGGCTTTCCGGACCGGCGTTGTGGGTGCCCCAAGTGGGGATAAGCCTGTGTCGTACGACGAGGAAAGTGCGTGATCTGACCGACTTGCCGCCGTAAGCGGCATCCGATTTCTCAGATGCGCTTGGGTACAGGCGCATCGAGGAAGTCAACGAATCCGGTCAAGAGGGCAAGACATGAACGCATACAAGGCAGGTGACAAAGCCTGCTACCTCGGTCGAGCACGCGCCACTGTACTGGGCAAGACATCGCGCGGCTACCGCATCGAATACTGGGGCCAGGGTGCCCGCGATGGCGAACTGATCCGCGCAACTGTTCCGGCGCGCGACCTGATGCCGATTTGACCACTTCACTGATGCCGCTTCGATGAGGCGGCATTGGGAAGTCAACCGAGGATTCAGAGATGAACCAGATTTCAATCGTGGGCTACGAAAGCGACTGCAATTGCGAGCACTGTGGTCGCGCCCTGAAACATGGAGTTCGCCTTAGCGATGGGCGATTGGTTGGGGCCACCTGCCTCGACAAGAAGCTGACAAAGCCGCGCCAGTACAAAGGCAAGTCGTTCCGCTTTGGCGCCGAGCACATCATCAAAATTGCCAAAGTCGTTCAGTTCTACTCGCCGTCCAATTGGGCGCGCTTTGGTGTTTCCGCATCGAGCACAACTTTTGAAGGTATCGCATGAAGATAAGACCAAAAGCTGGGCCAGCAAGCTTGAAAGGAGACGGGCGTGACTACTCGCGCCTAGTCCTCGCGGCATTCGCCCAGATCACCGAAGACGATGAAATTGATCGGATTGTTGAGCTAAATCGCAGGAAGCGCGAAGTGAATGAAAATGCCAAGAAGCGGTTCTAACCCGCCGCCCTGCCGGCATCACCGAGGAAAGGACATGAGAGTTCACGAGAAATTCAGCAAGAAGGGGGCGAGGCCGCTGGAGTGCGTACAACCAACTGTTCGCACTATCGCCGGCGCCGTACATCCAGTCGCGGTTGAGTTCTTCCAGACGAGCGATTCCTGCGATGGCCGCACCCTCACTGCATTCATGACGCCGCAAGAGGCGATGAAGTTGGCCCTGCATCTGCTGCACGTCGTGCAGGGCGCTATGCGCTAACCCGCCGCCCTGCCGGTAACAGGGTACCACCCGCGCCTGCCGGGTTCCCCAACGCAGGCCCGATCCACCTGGCTCCCCATCGCCAGGCTGTATCGGAGAGTGGTCTGGCCGCACAGCGCTAGGGGTATAGCGTGTGCTGCGGGTACCACCTGAATCAGTTCAGAGTCACGCCGCCAGATGACCCAATCCAGTCGGACAGAGACTCAGCACCGGCCAGACCACTCCCCCATACAGCCACCACGCAATCACAACAGACGGAGGCCCCATGGCGGCCAAATCGTTCAAGCAGATGATCAAGGACGGCGACCTGAAGCGCGCGGATGCGATGAAGGCTCGCCTCGAAGACCTTCACGAAGAGCCCGGCTTCAACCTGCGCGCCGAGGGCGAAGACCTCGAGCAGAGCATCGCGGATCTGGCCGACTACCTGCACCAGGGCGGCATCGTTCCTGCCCTCGAAGTGCGACCGCGCGAAGAAGGCGGCATGTGGGTTGTCGACGGACACCGCCGCCGGCGCGCTTACCTCAAGCTCGACGCCGAGGGCCGTCTGCCGCGTGACCCGAACGGCGAGTTCTGGGTGCCCATCGTTGCGTTCGCCGGTAACGACGCTGAGCGCGTGCTCCGCGTGATCACGTCCCAGGAGGGGCGCAAGCTCTCCCCTCTGGAGCTCGCACACGGCTACAAGCGGCTCATTGCGTTCGGGTGGACCGTCGAACAGATCGCCCAAAAGATGGGGCGCACCCGTCAGCACGTCGACCAGGTGTTGGTCGTAGGCAACGCGAATACCGATGTTCAGCAGTTGATCAGCTCCGGCGCGGTAGCGGCCACCACCGCCGCGCGGATCGTCAGGAAGCACGGCGAGAAGGCCGGGCAGGTGCTCGGCCAGCAGCTCGCGAAGGTGATCGCAGCGGGAGGGACAAAGGTCACCCCCAGAGCGGTAGCCGAGCCGACCGTGCCGCGCGCCATTCTCGATGATCTGCTGAAGGTCACTACCGATATCGTCGATGCCTTCCCTACGGCACTCCGCGCAGGCCTGGCCGAAGGCCCGGAATCGATCACCCTCACCACTCGCTCGGCATGGGTAGAGCGGTTGATGGATCTCGTCGCTCAGGCGAAAGAGTCCCTCCAGGGGTAAGCCATGTTCATCCTTCCATTCCTCATCGGCCTGGTGCTTCACGACCAGCGGCCCGAACCGCTGCGCGCGCTCGAAAGCGACAGCGCCGATCCTGACCTGGGCGCCTCGGCGCCAGCAGGCCGAGAACGATGTACCGCGGGGCGTCCGGAGTTCGGGCTCCAGGCGTCCCGCCCAAAATGCTTCAAACCATAAGGCGGTTTGTAAGTAGGTGCGGGGCGGCGGGCGCCCTGCACCACCCCTCTCTCGACTCCATGCGCCAGCACTCCACGCAATGCCGAGTGCTGACCCATGCAGCCAAGGAATCAATCATGCACGCAACCATCAACTGCGGCGGATGGATCGGCCGCCAGGGCCTCGGCCTTGCTCCCCGTGAACTCGAAGCCACGGCATGGAGCGCCAGCGAACTGACCGCGAAAGAGGTCGCCCGCCGCATGGGCATCGCCCCAGGGACCGTCGAGAAGCGCCTCGACGACGCGAAGTTCAAGCTCGGCGTGCGCAGCGTGCGCGGCCTCGTCCTCGAAGCGTTCCGCCGCGGGATCATCTCGCCGGCCGTCTTCGTTCTCGCCTTCCTCGTCGCCGGTCACCCGCTGATCGATGACGACCACATGAACCGGAATCGCAGGCCCAGCAACGAGCGGAGGCTCACCGAAGCCCGCACCGTGCGGCGCCTCGAAGAAATCACCATCGCGTAGGAGAACCACCATGCTCAAGCATCAGGAACAAACCGAAGTTCTCGCCGGCCTGCTCTCCCAAACCGCCCTCGCCCGCCTGGCGTTCGTTCAGCGGCTCATGGCTCCTGCTGTTGCGGAACCATTTCGGGTAGTGCCTCAGGGTCGCGGGTTCTTCCACATCGTCGAGACCGCTACTGGCGCGGTGCGCGGATTCCGCCGGAACCACAACGAAGCATGCGCATACGCAGAGCATTTGAAGCGCCAGCAGGCCGCCAAGTGACCAGGCGTAGAGCAATTCGAACCGGCGGCATCGGTGCAGCCCTGGGCTTCATCGTGCTGGTGTTCATGCTCCCCGCTGCAGTCCGACAGCAGCCGACTAAGACCCCGCCGGCCGCAGCGGCGCCACCAGTTCAAGAGGCGAAGCCGCGAACAGCCTCCTACCGCGCCAGCACCCCAAGCCAACAAACCTACATCTTCTGACCGGAGCCGAATGGTGATCAGCAAACGCCAGGCCCTGCTCAGGAAGCCATGGCGAGAGCTGACTACCCGAACGACTGAACTCGGCGTCGAGAAGCTTTGCCCCGGCTGCCTGCAGTGGTGGCCACAAGATGAAGAGTTCTTCTCCTTCATCTCCACCAGATGCCACTTCCACAACGAATGCCGCGCATGCAGGGCAGCAGCCCAAGCCAGGCGGCGACAATCGAGGATCGCAGCATGAGCCTGCCAATCAATGCACTGAAGGATGACGAACTGCTGCACTACTCGCAGTTCGATTCAGGGGCGGCCGACGAGCTGGCAAGACGGCTCGCAACGGGCGACCTGCATATAGTCGATGAGCTAAGCGAGCTTGAGGAATACGCCAGGGAGCTGGAAGAAGGGAAAGAAGAGGCAGACGACGACCTTGAGGTTGAGCGGGCAAAGTGCCGCGATGCGATCGCCGTTCTCGAAGCCACAGTGCAGTTTAAGCCAAAGACGGTAGACGACGCGCTGCATGCAATCAGGTCGGCGATAGAAATTCTGGAGGGCTGATGGCCAAGACCAACGCCCAGCGCCAGCGTGAAAAGCGCCAGCGACAGCGAGAGGCCGGAATACCCGAGCGCAAGCTTCCATCCCCGCCGGCGATCGACGCCGCTTTCGAACGGCTACAGGCGGTCGGGGATTTCGAGGATTGGAGGGAAGCGATCTCGACGCTGCTCCTCAACGCCTCCGCCCTACCCGATGCCGACCTTCTGCCTCTCCTCGTCGTGTCGCGACACGAATACACGCCCAGCGAAAGCGTGTCGCGACAACTACTCGCCGCCGGACTCTCCGTCGCCGACGACGAACAGTAACCCACCACCAGATCACCGACGCTAGCACGCCTGGCGCGGCTCTACTCGTCCTGAGGATTACCACATGCAGCCAGTAATCTACGCAGGTCTGCGCAACCCTGAGCGCGACAAAGCCATAGCTGAGGCACTTCACTGCAAATCAGTTGCAGAGGTAGCCGAAGAGTATCGGCGCGCACCAAGTTCTATCCGCGCGGCCGCCAAGAGAATTGAAGACATCTCTTTGTTCGAGCTAACCCTTACAGGGGGGGGAAGGACATGCAAATAGGGGCAGTTGCGGCAAAGACATTCAGACGCGCCGCGCTGGCCGCCTATCGCCACTTCCACGGTACGTTTCGCCATCTAGAGCTGGATATTTGGGCAATTACAGATGGAACAAGAAGGATGGCCATAGGCGAACTCAGAGCTATGGACTGTGGCGTTGTTTCTGTAACCAGTGACGACAAGGCGGTGTCATCATGATGCACCGCGTCTACTTGTCCGGCCCCATGACCGGCATTCCCGATTTCAACTACCCCGCGTTCAACGCAGAGGAGAAGCGCATTCGCGCCCTCGGTTACTTCGTCGAGAACCCGGCGGTCAACATGGTCTACCGTGGCGCGCCGTGGGAGGCGTTCATGCGCGATGGGATCAAGCGCTTGATGGACTGCGACATTCTCGCGTTGCTCCCCGGCTGGGAGCGGTCCCGCGGGGCGAACATCGAGCGCGGTCTGGCTATCACACTCGGCATGCGCGTCGTCGACGCCGAGGCACTCCCTCCGCCCGATTTCGTCTGCAAGTGCCGCACAATTCAGTTCACCTGCTGCTCGGTACCGAGCGACAACGATCCGTTCGTGTGTCGCCGCCTGGCCGGCATGCCGGCATACCTCTCCCCGGGGGATCAACTGGCAACCGCACGCCAGGCGCTCGAAAAGATCGCCGCACTCACCGACGTCTCTACCGGCGGTATCGGTATGGACGTGCTCAAGATCGCCAAGCAAGCCATTTCCACGTGCCGCCCTCCTGAGGAAACGCCATGTCAGGCGCCTACTACAACGAAATCGACCCATATGCCGCTCAGTGGCTTCGAAACCTGATCGCCGCCGGCCACATAGCACCTGGCGACGTAGACGAACGCTCGATCGAGGATGTTCATCCAGATGACCTCAAGCACTACACACAATGCCACTTCTTCGCGGGAATCGGCGTCTGGTCGCTCGCCCTTCGCCGCGCCGGCTGGCCAGATGATCGACCTGTTTGGACCGGTTCCTGTCCTTGCCAACCTTTCTCCGCGGCAGGCAAAGGAGCTGGGTTTGATGACGAGCGGCACCTCTGGCCGCACTGGCATTGGCTCATCGGCGAGCGCCGCCCTCCAGTCATCTTTGGAGAACAGGTTGCGAGCAAGGACGCAGAACCTTGGCTCGACCTTGTACAAGCTGACATGGAAGGAATGGCGTATGCCGTCGGGGCTGTTGCGTTCCCGTCTGCGGGCGTCGGTGCCCCGCACATCCGTGACCGCACGTACTGGGTGGCCAACGCCGCAAGCGCGGGACGGAGACTCGAATGGCAGAACATCCAGTCTACAGACCGCCCTGAAGCGATTCGCACAAGGGAGGCGCAATCTCGACGACGGGGCACAGCTTGCCGGATGGGCCACACCAGCGGCCAGGGACTGGGTGAGTGCATCAGCCTCGGCGGAATTCCTGGCGGAACGCTTGGAGCAGACGCGAGGCAAGCCGCTCAGCGAGCAGGCATTTACGGGTATTCGGGAAATCCTGTTGTTAGAGGACTTCCCGAACACCGCTAGCTGAAATGGGTGGTCGTGTTGATGGACGCCCTACTGGGCGCCCTGGATGGCCTTGAGAACGGCCTCGATGGAAACGCCGTGGTCGTAGATCGGGATGCTGTACATGACCCGCTCCATGGGGCGTGCGTAGCCAACGAAAGGTGACTCCCGCTTCGGCTTGGGCATGCTCACCTTGTGCTCCAGGCTGAACAGCGTCTTGGCCCGGAACATCTCGAACGACATGCCCCTGGCGTCCCTGTTCAGGTCGCGCATCTGCCGGTTGATCGACTCGGTGAAGGCGTTGGTGTTGCGCTGGGCTGGGCCGAAGTACGAGAAGATCTCCCGCTCCCAGTTCGTCATCGAGGTAATCAGCGGCTTCCAGTGGGACTTGTGCCCCTCTGGAATCGCGTTCAGCCACTCCTGGTAGCGCGCCCTTGCCTCAGCCTCGGTTGTGGCCTCCCAGATGTCGAAGAACGCCTCCTTGAGCTTGTAGGCCATGCCCAGCTCGGGGAACTGATCCAACCAGGTATGGATGATCAGCTCCTGCATCGGGTTCAGGTCACGGCGCCGCATCAGCATCATCTTCCGGTCGCCCTTGAGCTGTCGGCGCTGGTGCTGGGTCAGCTCCTTCTTGAGCCCCTTGCGCAGCGTCTCCATCGCCTCGTTGGCCATGCGCTGGATGTGGAACCGATCCACCACGATGGCGGCCTTGGGGAACAACTGCGAGGCCACGTCGCGGTAGGGCTTCCACATGTCCTGGCAGACGATCTGGACGTTCTCCCGGCCTTGCATGTTGGCCAGGTAGTTGTAAAGCACCGGATACTGCCGCGACTCCAGAATGTCGAGGATGGTGCCCCGCTCGATGTCGGTCAGCACACAGCGGAACTGCCGGTTCAGGTACAGCTCGTCGATGCCGAGAACGCGCGGTAGGGTTGGCCTGTAGCCGATGGCCTTCATGTCGCAGTGCGACTTGATCACAGCCCGCACTACCGACTCATCGAACCCGATGTCCTGGGCAACCTTGGCGTTGGTGCCGCTCAGCGAGCGCTTGATGATGTAGTCGTAGCATCGCCGGGTCATCCGGTGATCCTCCGCCATCTCGTAGATGGGCGGTGTGAACGTGCTGTTGCATGACTTGCACTGGAACCGGCGCCGGATCACCCACAGCGACACGCGCTTGCCGTGCATCGGCACGTCGCGGAACTTCACCTGCTTCTTGCCGAAGCGCACCAGCTGGCCGACCGTACCGCAGGTGTGGCAGGCGTCGGGGTCTGGGTACTCCACCTGGAAGTGGTAGTCGTGCTCATCCTCTTGAAAGCCCAGGACTTGGGCCTTCAAGGGGTGCAGTAGGCTGTTTGGGGGAGTCATGCGACGATTCCTTTTGCTGCGCACTGCTCCGGGAGCAGGCCGCCATTCTTCTGGCGGAAGTAGCCAATCAACTCCGGCATCAGGCGCTCGATCCTGCGCGCGGAGCGGCTCGCCTCCTGGAAGTGCTCGAAGGCGCTGAGCCAGACGGGGTAGTTCATCGCCTTCACGCCGGCGGCGATACCGCTGTCCCAGCGGTAGACACACCAGATGGCGTGATGCACCAGGTGGCAGACCTCCTGAGCTTCGTAGAAGCCGAGCACGAACTCGTCCTCTTTCGCCTTCGGCAGCCACTCGCCCTCCAGCTCGATGCGCGCCACCAGGCCGACAGCCTCTGCGAACTGGTCGGACTCGATCTTCTTGTACGAGCAGCCGAACTTGGACTTGAGGGCGCTCCAGCAGGTCACTGCGGCCTTGGCCTGCTTCTCCTTCGGCAGCGCCTCGACGCGGGCTTTCACCAGCGCCTTGATGGCGTCCTGCTGGTCGATGGAGAGGCCGTTGGGCAGGGCCTTGGGGGCGCGCTTCTCTTTGGCGGGGGAAGGAACCTCAGCCACACCTTCCAGGACATCGAGCACCCAGTGACGGAACTCTTTGGCAACCTTGGTACGGGCGAACATAGCCAGCAGATGCGCGCCGCGCAGGGAGAAGATGCGAACCTGCTGGACGCCGCCTTTGGTGGGCATCTCGATCAGGGCGGTCATCTTGTCGCTGAACTCTTCGGCGTTGCTGCGGTAGAGCTTGGCAATCGACAGCTCTGGGTTCTTGTACTCCAAGGCCAAACCGATCTGGTTTGCCCTTACCCACGGATTGCCGTTGCGATCAACGATGTCGAATTGGGTGTTGTTGAAGGTGAGCGATTGCATGGCAGTTTCCCTCTGAAGGCTTGACCTCCGCGCCCAAACGCCAATTTGGGTGAGCGGAACCGTGCGGGTTGGCGTACCGGTCAGAGGGCCGGCGGGTCTTTCGACCCCCACGCACGGCCCGCCCATAACGGGTGCAGCCATGCCGCGGGCACAAAAAAACCGCTCGAAAACGGCGGTTGTGTCCGCCTCTGAATCCGGGACGCCAATCCCAGGCCGCTGGACTTACAGCGACGGGAGGAAGGTATCCCGACCAAGGCGGTGTGTCAACAAGATTTCCCGTATGCAAAAACGATTTGTAGCCCCCTACGGGTGAGGCTCAATCAACAACCTTTCCCGAATACCCGCATTTACCTTGGCTGGATGGCCAACCTGCACAGCGAACGATGCGGAGAAGCGCGGCAAGGTGAGCTATCGGGAGAACGCCCCGATTGGGTTGAATGCGATAGCAACGCTATCAGGCCCGGCTCGGTTAACGGCCCATGGGCAGATGCTGACTGGATCTTCTGCCGGGATGGAAAGTGGCGGCCAGTTGAACCCGGCTATGAGCAGATGGCTGATGGGGCTTCCAGCAGCCTGGGACGAGTGTGCTCCAGAGCCATTAGCCAAGCGGAGGAAGACGTAAATGAATGGGCGATCCGATATCAAGCCGACCCAAGCGAAGGCCTGCGCAGAGTGTGGGACAACCTTCAGCAGGAGGCGCTTTGCGAGCGGGAGGCTGGAAGATTTTCAGGCGTTCAATCGCCGGCTGTACTGCTCGCTTTCCTGCGCCAACTCACAGAGCAAGGGTGGCGATTCACGGACGCGCTGGCATGCACGAGCGCAGCAGCACCGCAAATCGTCGTGCGAGTCATGCGGTTCGACCCAAGCGCTGCACGTACACCACTGCGACGAGAACTGGCGGAACAACTCGCCGGACAACCTTCAGACCCTGTGCGAGAGCTGTCATCGATCCTGGCACATCACGCAGCGCAATGCTGGGGGAACGCCTGCCGGGAGAAAGCCGGCGCTGCCAGCTTCCCGCTCTCCCACAACGCTCCCTCCCGAGTGGGACGACTGCGCGCCTACGGAAACGCCATCAATGCTGAAGCGGCGACGCAATTCATAGCCGCATACCTAGACGCTACCTCATAGCGAGGAATCCCATGGAACCCCTCAACCTGACCGCGCTGTTCCTGGACGGCGAGGATGGCCAGCGCCTGGCCGAGGTCAACGGCCTCCCCCGCCTCGGCGCTCTGCTCTCCTCCTCTCAACTGCGCCAACTTGCGCGCCAGCTCAACGAGATCGCAAACGACGCAGACCAGGACGCAACTGGTTTGCACACCTACGCAGCGCCACCGTATGGAGCCTGCCAGCCATGTCATTCGACGAAAGCCCCGCAGTCCGCCGCATAAACGCCCTCTACCCCTCTAACGCGCCAGCCCGCTACCTGCACATTCCCACCGGCATTCACTGGGTCGTCATCGACAGCCTGGGTGAGGTCATTCAACTCGAAAACATCGAGCGCCGGCGCCGACTGATAACCGTTTCTGACCTCGAAACCGAGGCCTGGAGAAAGCTCCCATGACCAAAGCAAATGAATGCACCTGCCCTTCCGGAGACGGCTCCCTCCGCCATCCGTGCCCGGCACATCCGGCACCGGTAGAGCTGGCGGGCGTAGCTGCCACGCTGACCTTCATCAACGGAAGGCCCGCCATGTGCGGGTGCCAGGTGGAATACAGCAGCGGTGGAGGCGAGTACTCCGACGTGATCTACGTGACGCTGTGTGCCAAGCACTCTGGCAGCGCGATTCTGGACCTGGTGGCGACCAACCGAATCGCTCTGACGCCGGAGTACGAAGGCCAGTGGCACGCGGACCTCTACCTGGATCGGGAGATTCCTCTTGCGAAGGCCGCGGGCGACTGATCCGGAGCCCTTCACATGAAGAAAGCCCTATCCAGACTTGCGGCAGTAGCCGTCATCGGCGCCAGCCTGGTCGCGCTACATGCAGTGATCGAACTCGCGCCAGCATTCGCAGCCCTGCAATGGGGCTGCTCGTTCTAACTCGTACGGCAGCTAAATAGGCTGCCAGTCCCCGAAAACCATTTTCCCGACCAGCGCCAGCAGGGCGGGGAGGTATTGTCCAATGAAACTCGTAACCCTAGAAGAATGGGCGGCTGAGCACTTCAGGACGCCGCCGAGTATCAACACCCTCCGCAGGTGGGCAAGGGATGGCTGTATTATCCCTGCTCCCGTAAAACATGGTCGAAGCTACTACGTGAGCCCGGATGCGGAGTACAGCAGTCAAGAGCCCGCTAAACGCTCCGCACCTGGCGACAGTCTGATATCCCGCATTAAGAGCGCACGCCATGGCACCAAGGCCGCGTAAAGAGGGGTCCAAGGACCTCCCGCCAAACCTGTACAAGAAGACGGACTCTCGGTCAGGCGTAACCTACTACGCCTATCGAGATCCAGTAAGCGGCCGGATGTTCGGCCTGGGCAAGGACAAGGCTCGCGCGATTCGGGAAGCGATCGAAGCAAACCACACGGAAGCGCTTCAGCCGACTATCGCCGACAGGCTCAGTTCTGAGCCATCACGTCCGCCGCGGCTATTTGACGACTGGCTCACCGAGTACGAAAAGATCTACGCCGAGCGCGGCCTGGCGGCGGCCAGTGTCCGTAATACTCGGATGCGCCTGAAACGGCTGCGCGCCAGGTTCGGAACGATGGACATCCGGGATATCGGGACCATTGATGTGGCCGGCTACTTCTCGGAGATGGCGAAGGAAGGGAAAGCACAAATGGCCCGAGCCATGCGATCCCTTCTGCGGGATGTTTTCATGGAGTCGATGGCGGCCGGATGGACTGACAAAAACCCGGTGGAGGTGACGAAGGCGGCGCGGGTGAAAATCAAGCGCGAGCGCCTGACCCTGGAGACATGGCGTCTGATCTATGCCGAGGCAAAACAGCCCTGGTTGAAAAGAGCCATGGAACTGGCGGTTATTACCGGACAGAGGCGGGAGGATCTTGCAGCAATGCAGTTCAAGGACGAGCAGGACGGATACCTGCAGGTTGTTCAGTCGAAGACGGGCATGCGCCTTCGTATAAGCACGTCGATTGGTCTGGCTGCCCTTGGTCTCGATCTGGCCGCAGTGATCAAATCATGCCGAGGGAGGGTTCTTTCCCGCTACATGATCCATCATCACCGCACGATCAGTCGCGCCAAGGCTGGGCAGCCGATTATGCTGGACACCATAAGCGCCGCGTTCGCTGATGCGAGGGACAGGGCGGCGAAGAAGCATGGGCTCGATTTCGGCGCCAGCCCGCCAAGCTTCCATGAGATGCGTTCCCTGGCTGCCAGGCTTCATGAAGAAGAAGGGCGCGATGCGCAACGACTGCTCGGCCACCGCTCCGCGAAGATGACGGATCTCTACCGGGACAGTCGGGGCGCCGAATGGATCGACGTGGCATAA